GAAGAAGTCGCGGCCAGGCGAGGAAGCCGAACTGGCGCTGCACTACATGAAGTTGGCCAAGCGGGGAGACGGTCTGCTGATCGACGCGTCCGTGGCCGGCGTGCTCGCCCACGAGGCGCGGGCCCACGCAATTGAGAAGGACATGACCCCGCAATCCCAGCCGTTCTTCGGTGCCTGGCGATAGGGAGTAGGTAGACGTGATCACCCTGAAAGTCAGGATCCGGAAGCCATCGAGCATGCTGCTGGCCAACCTGCTCGGCGTCGCGGCGTTGCTGGGGGTGGCGACCGCCATCGGTGGGCTCACGCACAACGCGTGGTGGTCTGTGTTGGTCGGGTCGCTCGAGGGCCTCGTGCTGGCTGTGGCGTGGACGCTGCGCATTGATGTCGAGGAAGAGGACGAGGAGAGCGCGGGTACGGCTCTGACGAGGGTCGCGTAGGTAGATGCGCTCGTGGCTGGTCCCGCGACGTCGCAGCGACGTCGGTCGGGCGCGCTCGGCATCCACCAATGGCGATGAGTCGCGCTTCGGGATCGACCAGTGGATCAACGACTATCTGATTCCGAGCCAGCAGTACGGCTGGGGTCAGATGGGGCTGACGCAGACGTACGCCAAGCAAAGGGTCCAGGATATCTCGACCACGTTGCCGGGGTACCTCGCAGCGCTACTGAGCAGCCCGCCAGCATTCGCTGCGCAGATGGTTCGTGCGCTGATCTTGTCCCAGGCGCGTTTTACCCTCCGTAACCCCCCATGGCATTCGAAGACGCCGCGGCGCACCTTTGGCACCAGCGCATTGGGCTTGCTGGAGAAGCCATGGCCGAACGCGACGACTGGTGAACTGCTGTCACGGATGGAGTGGCACGCCGGGCTGGCCGGCAACGCGTACGTGACTCGCCGACCGGACCGGCTTAGGGTGTTGCGGCCGGACTGGGTGGGAGTCGTGTATGGGTCCGAAATGGAGCCCGATGACGCCGGCCACGCTCTCGACGGTGAGCTCCTCGGTTACGTCTACTGCAACGGCGGTTTCACTGCCAACCGAAACAAGACGCACACCCTCCTCCCGTCCGAGGTGGCCCATTGGAGCCCACTACCCAACCCGGAATCACCCGGTGTCGGCATGTCGTGGGTGACGCCGGCAATAAGGGATATTCAGGGCGATAAGGCGGCCACCGACCACAAGCTGACCTTCTTCACCAATGGCGCAACTCCGAACCTCGTTGTGACGGGTATCCCGGCTAGCTCGAAGACGCAGTTCGACGAGTACGTCGACATGATGGAAGAGCGGCACGCCGGACTCCGGAACGCATACAAGACCTTGTACCTGACACTCGGCGCTGATGCGAAGGTGGTCGGATCCGACCTCAAGCAGGTCGACTTTAAGGCCACTCAAGGCGCCGGAGAAACGCGACTTAGCGTGCTGTCCCGCGTCCCGGCGGCGCTACTAGGAATTTCCGAGGGTTTAGCGGGTTCAAGCCTGAATGCCGGGAACTTCGGCATGGCACGCAGGATCTTCTCGGACACGTGGATCCATCCGTCTCTCCAGGACGTTGCGGCGGCGCTGGCCACCCTTGTCAATGTTCCGAACGACGCCGAGTTGTGGTTCGACACCAGCGACATCCCGATCCTCCGCGAGGACGCGAAAGACGCTGCGGAGATCGAGCAGACGAAGGCGACCACCATCCGGACCCTTATCGACGGTGGGTTCGATGCGCGCTCGGTGATTGCGGCGGTCCAGGGGCAAAACATGAGCCTGCTCACGCACACCGGATTGATACCCGTGCAACTACAGAAGCCCGGTGCGGACGAGCAGAGCGTGGCCGCCCGGAACCTCGTCGAAATGATTCAGAAGGTCTACCTGGGAGTCGGCGTAGTCCTGTCGCCGGAAGAGGCCCGCGAACTACTGAATCAAGCCGGCGCGTCGTTGACCGGACCAGCTCCAACTCCGAGCCCAACTCCGGCGCCTTCGGCCAATTAGGAGTGATGACCCATCATGCAGACCTTGTGCGTTCGGTCGGTGGAGTTCCGCGCCGTCGATCAGCAATCCGGCGACGGTCGCACCCTTGAGGGCTACGCGGTGGTGTTCAACACCCCAGCCGAGATCTCCTCGTGGGACGGCGACTTTTTGGAGCAGGTCGCCCCCGGAGCGTTCCGCAAGACCCTCAAGAAGAAGACGCCGGTCTTGCAATACGACCATGGCAGAGATGCCCGCACGGGCTCAGTGCCGATCGGGTCCATTGAGGACGTCCACGAGGACGAGACCGGCGTGTATGTGCTGGCCCGCCTGTATGACAACCCGGTGGTTGAGCCGATCCGGCAGGCCATCGAGGGCGGATCTATTCACGGGATGTCCTTCCGCTTCCACGTCATCCGCGATCAGTGGCACGACCGGGACGGTGTCCTGATCAAGTCCGATGAGTTGTCGAAGCTCCTCTGGGAGCCCGGCGAGCGCGGCCCGTTGCAGCGCACGATCCTCGAGGTCGACTGCCACGAATTGGGTCCGGTGGTGTTCCCGGCCTACGACTCGACCACCGTCGGAGTGCGGTCGCTGCTCGCACAGTTGGATCCCGACGAGCACAAGGCCCTCATCCGGGAGCTGGCTGGAGAACTGCGCACCTACGCCGAGAGGGCGGTGCCGAAGCCGCTCACCGCCGGCGACGTATCCGAGGCCGAACTGGCCGACTGGTTGGCCCGCGCGAAGGACAACCTCGCAGCCAACCCCACAGAGCTCACCGGGCGACCGAGCGCGCGGAGCGCTGGTGGCGGTGACACAGACCCCACGCCTGATGGCGAACCCGGGTCGACCTCATCCAGCTACGACGATCCGAGCCTCCGTCATGGAGTGCTCCGCGCACTAGGAGCCATTTGACATGCCTGACGACGACACCAAGACCGAGCGGCGGACCTACACCGCCGAGGACCTGAAGGGCCGCACGCCCGACGAGATCCGCGACATCATCGATGTCACCAAGGCCCACATCCGGGACCTCCACCAGGGCCAGAACGGCGAACTTCGGGAACTGACCGAGCCGGAGAAGACCGCGCTCACGGTCCTCATCGACGTCCACACCCGCGCCGAGGAGATGTACGAGGAGCACCGAAAGATCAACGAGGTGCTTCGCCGGAAGCCGCAAGCCATCGAGTACTCCCGCCTCGGGGCCGAGCCTGATGACCCGTACGCCGACGTCCGACGGATGCCCGTCAAGGACGCCCGGGACCGCGCCCTCCGCCGGCTGGACTCCCGCGAGGACTCCTCCCACCTGTCCGACGCCGCGAAGGCCCAGCTAGACAAGCAGATCCGCCGCAACACCGACATCGCCCGCCGCATCCTGGTCACGGAGACAGAGGAATACCGCACGGCGTACATGAAGCTGATGACCCAGCCGGACGCCGCGGCGTTCCTCTCCCCAGAGGAGAGGGACGCGGTGCGGGCGTTCCTCGAGTACCGGGCCGCGAGCGAAACCACCACGACCGCTGGTGGTTTCGGCATCCCGGTGTTCATCGACCCGTCGATCATTCTCACGGCGCAGGAGTCGGGGAACCCGTTCCTCACCCTGGCCAAGCAGGTCGACATCAACACCAACATCTGGAAGGGCGTGTCCTCGGCGGGTGTGTCGTGGGCGTTCCAGACAGAGGCCGCGGTCGCGACGGACAACTCGCCGACTCTGGCGCAGCCCAGCGTGCAGGTCCATATGGCACGCGGCACGATCCCGTTCTCGATCGAGATCGGGCAGGACTACCCGATGTTCGCCGAAGAGATGGGTACGCTCCTCGCCGAGGGCTACGACGAACTGCTTGTCCAGAAGTTCACGATCGGCTCCGGCACCGGTGAGCCGAAGGGCATCCTGACCGCTCTCTCGGCGAACACCAACGTCCGGGTGCGGGTGCAGACGGCCGGTTCGAACTTCGGCCCGCTCGACCCGTACGCGGTGTGGAAGGCGTTGCCGAAGAAGTTCCGCAACGCCCGCGCCGCATGGATGATGTCGGTCGGCGTCAACAACGCGATCCGCCAGTTGGGTACCGCGAACGTGTACCACGCGACCACGGTGGCGTTGCCGGAGGAGTGGCTCGACGACCTGTTCAACCGGGGAGTCCACGAGTCGCCGTACATGCCGGATGTCACCACCTCCACCACCAACACCGACGGTCTCGCGATCGTCGGCGACTGGCAGAACTTCGTCATCGCCCGCCGCGGCGGCATGACGACCGAGTTCATCCCGCAGTTGGTTCAGCAGGTGACGGCTGGGTCGGGGCCGGCGATGCCGACCGGGCAGCGGGCCTGGTTCGCCTA